ATAGAATGGGGACAAGTACCATTGACTAGTAAAGCACATGGCATGAATGTTAGTAAAAAATTTAATAAACCAAGTTTTGGTTCTGATGTAATCAGCGAGTTTGAACTAGATGAATTACATGAAGAATTAGGTCACCATATAACAGCTTTTTGTGATGGTATGGGAGTAGGTATGGATATATCTGGTCGCAGTAGTTGGATCACCCAATATCATAAAGGCGATTATGCAGTTCAGCATCATCATGGAGCCTCGATGATTTCGATGGCATACTATCTTTCATCTAACGGTATGGATGGAGACTTTTATTTTTGTGAGCATTCACCTGCAAGATTTGTTCCCTTTACAGCAGAACGGGGAAATTTAATATCTATACCTCCCAAAGATCGAAAGTTAATATTATTTCCAGGTTGGATGGAACATGGAGTCAATCAAAATGAGACAGATCACGTTAGGCGTTGTTTATCAGCAAACTTTTATAGATAGGGAAAGATATGGAAGATGGTTATACAGAGTACGGGTACCGAGGGCTAGCAGAACTAAAAACAAAAGACGAAGAAATTGCAAAACTTAAAGAAGAGATTGGTGAACTAAAACATCGACTGCAACTAATGGAAAATCACGCTAACAATCTTCAATCAAAAGCAAGTTTACCTAGCTATTGACAAACGTCAACTTAGAGCATACAATTAAAATATGAAAACAAAACTGATTCTCAAAGATGAAGTCAACTGTAAGTTTGAAGGCTTGGCTTTAACTACTCGCCGTAAACTTGAAAAGAAACTCAAGTTTTTCTTACCTTATGCATTTCATGTGCCAGCATACAAGTTAGGCAGATGGGATGGATGTGTAGGATATTTTACCATGGGTGGTATGACATTTGTAAATTGTTTACCTTTTATCCTCCCCGTACTCGAAGAAGAAGGATATTCAATTGATATAGAGGACGAGAGAGAACCACATAGTTTTCAATTTGATTTAGTAACTGAGGCGTTGTTCTCTGATCGAGTGTGGCCCCCTAAACATCCAGCCGCTGGCGAACCAATAGTATTGCGTGACTATCAAGTAGCAGTTATAAATCAATTCCTGGAAACTCCACATTGTTTGCAGGAGATAGCAACCGGTGCAGGTAAAACACTAATTACCGCGGCACTGAGTTACAAGTGTGAACCCTATGGTCGAACGATAGTCATAGTACCCAATAAGGATTTGGTAACGCAAACCGAAGCTGATTATATAAACTTGGGACTTGATGTAGGAGTCTATTTCGGTGATAGAAAAGAGTTGGGGCGAACTCATACCATATGTACTTGGCAGAGTTTAAATGTTTTGGAAAAAAGATTCAGAGACGGACTGAGCGACAGTGGGTTACACGATTTTGCGGAGGGTGTTGTATGTGTTATGGTAGACGAAGTTCATCAGGCTAAGGCAGACGTATTAAAGAAATTGCTAACTGGTGCATTCTCTAATATTCCAATTCGTTGGGGGCTAACAGGTACAATACCCAAAGCAGACCATGAACGATTAAGTTTAGAAGTTAGTTTAGGGGAAGTAGTAAACAGTCTGAGTGCTCATGAACTACAAGACATGGGTGTACTAGCCAACTGTGATGTTAATGTGCTACAACTGCAAGACAGCGTTAGTTACGGAGACTATCAAAGTGAACTAACGTATCTTACAACTAATAAAGACAGACTGGACTATATGGCTGAGATGATACAAAAAATGGCACTAGCAGGTAATACACTTGTACTAGTGGACCGTATTAAAGCAGGAGAAGGCTTAGTAGAACGTTTAGGCGAAGACACTGTATTTGTAAGTGGTAGTATGAAAAGTAAAAACAGAAAAGAAGAGTACGACGAAGTTAGCGATACAAACAATAAAATTATTGTAGCAACATACGGAGTTGCTAGTGTGGGAATTAATATTCCCCGTATCTTTAACTTGGTCCTTGTGGAGCCCGGCAAAAGTTTTGTTAGAGTTATACAAAGTATAGGAAGAGGCATAAGAAAAGCACAGGATAAAGACCATGTACAAATATGGGATATAACCAGTAGTGCAAAATTTAGCAAGAGACATTTGACTGAGCGAAAGAAATTTTATCGAGAAGCCAAGTATCCCTTTCATATTGAAAAGGTGAATTATAAATGACAAAAATATTAACAGTAGAGAACGAATCATATGACTTAGATTTTGTTCCTGAAGAAATAGAAGATATACGATACTGTGTTTTAGATTATAGCAACCCTAAGGAAGCCGATTATATTTTTGTTCCGTTGGTGTTCTTAGAAAGTTTTAATAGTCCTGCGGCTGTACTACAAGTTGGTCAACTACAAGTAAAAGTACCATTGGATTGGAGTTTAATTGTATGTGATCCTAGTATAGGAGATCCAGAAGTATTACCTATAACAAGTTTAAATGATAGAGGTTTTAAAGCATTTATTTTTAATCCGTTGACAGGATTTCTTCCAACATTTGCAGAAATAGAAATAGTAAACATATATCAAGAAGTAAAATGGTACTTTCCTAAACTAAAGTTTGGACATATATTAGCAGTGCCGTTATTAGAAACAAAAGATAGTCCGTGCATATATTTTGTTAAGGAAACAAACAAGATTCCCGATGTACTGAGTACAGAGGATTTATGGTAATAAAGGAGAATTAAATGACATTACATGAACAAATCGTACAAGCATACGAAACATATCTTAAAGAGCACGAAACATGGGAAGGCAAAAGTACTAAAACTGCCGCAACCCGTGCTCGTGGAGCATTAGGAGACTTAGGTAAGTTGACAAAAAGTCGACGTGCTGAAATTCAAGAACGTAAGAACGCAATGTAATGAGAGGGCAAAGACGATGGCTTAAATTGTGGGCGAGAACAGTGGGCATGCCTGTTGGGCTCGATGATGACGACAAGCCAGAGTTTTTGCCTATTACCCAAAGTGATGTACACAAAGCATTATTATTTAGAACCTTCTGGATTGTCTTGCATATTTGTACATGTGGCTTTATAATAGTAGGTAACGGAAGGGTATTAGAATTATGGTAGTAGAATTAACACCTGAAATATCAGATTTTATGGATTCAGTAAAACGAATAGATAAAAACAAAAACATTGATTACATTACACCATTGATAGAACACTTTGGATTTACTGCTAAAATGGCAGAAGATATAAGAATGGAATATGTTACTGAAATATTTAAACGTATGCCTTATGGTGATCCGGATAGGAATAATGAATAAACTTAGTATCAAAGAAGAGATGAGAGCAATAGACCAACGTGATAGCGGTTGGTGGGATAGCTTGACTGAAGAAGAACAAAAGAAGATAGGCATTTGGATACTAATGCGTTATACCAGTGCAGTAGAGTCTAAGAATTCTGACATTGAGTATCATTATTTGGCTCTAACCAATGAGCTTGTAAACAAACACTATAACATCTTAAGACATGAGCCTCAACTACAACACAAGTTGTTACAGTGTATTGGGTTAGGTACTAGTCAGTTTCATCCTTGGATACCTCCTAGCAAACAGAAAAAAGGTAAACAAGGCAAACTACTCAAATGGTTACAAGAACTTTATCCAACTTATAATGACGACGAACTAGAATTATTGGTAAGTACAAATGATGTCCAAAATTTTAAAGACCTAGCAGAAGAAATGGGTATGGACAAAAAACATATCAAAGAGTTATTTAAAAAATGAATGAACAATGCGAAAATTGTAGAATTGCAATATCTGAAAAAGGTATTGAAATTGATGCTAGTCAAGGAGACCTAGCTATGGAATCATTGGTACTAACTGTTATAGTATTTGTGATAGCAATTTTGTATGTGGGTAAAAAAGCTGTGGATAAAAAGTTCAAATGACAACAGTACAGCAAGTGCTAAGTGCAGTAGGAAGCGTTCAATTGAGCAAAAACACTTTTAAATGTGAATATTGCAAGAAGAGTTTTCAAAGAGAAAGCACTCTGTTGGCGCATAGTTGTGAAAAGAAAAGACGTTGGCAAAACAAAGATAGCCAAGATGTCTTGGTTGGATTTGCTAGTTATGATTTGTTTTATAGAATTGAAATGCAAAGTAAACCCAAAGAATATAAAGACTTTGTAGACAGTCAATATTATACAGCTTTTGTAAAGTTTGGTTCATATTGTTTGAACACCAAAGTTATTGACCAAGAACAGTTTACACGTTGGCTTATTAAGAACAAAGCCAAACTAAAAGATTGGCCCACTGATAAAATGTATTTGTTGTTTGTACAAGATCATTGTAAACGTGAAAGTGTAGAACGTGCATTGGAACGTTTTGTAGAACACGCAAGTGCAACAGAATACTTTGAAACATTTTGGGAAAGTGCCAGTGGATACTTAATTGCTGATTGGGTTGAAATGGGAAAGATTAGTCCATGGCTACTTATTAGTAGTAACAGGGCACAAACTGCATTAGAAACAATGCCAGCTGAATGTATGACTAGAATTGCAAATTGTATTGATGCTGACTATTGGGGTAAGAAAAGACAGCTAAATCCACATGATGCAAATTTTGTAGAGGAGATGATAGATGGAAAATAAGATGCATATGGATATGTGGTTTCCTAGCATTATTTGGAATGTAACGCTAGAAGGTATTGATAACGAGGAACTAGTAAAATACGGCAATAGTTTTAGAGAACAAGACGAAGATGGATTGTTTAGAAGTAATCGTAATGGATACCATAGTCAGGAAATAGCAGGCAGTGATAATCAGGCATTTATACATCTTGTAAACACAATTACAGAACACGTTGATGATTGTGCAAAGAATACGCAACTTGGGGGAGTTGAATTAGGTAACATTTGGTATATTATAAATGGCAAAGGAGCGTATAATTATCCACATTGTCATCCAGGCTCGTTGTTAAGCGGAGTATACTATCCTTACTGTAGTCCTGAAATGGGAGGATTTTCAATTGAACGTACTGACGGAGCAGAACACTATTTGCCTCCACAGCGGAATGGTTATAATCATTTTAATGCAGTAACTTGGCATTATCCAAGTGAAACAGGTAAACTAATTGTATTTCCAAGTTGGGTAAGGCACAGCGTCGAAGCAAATAACACAGATGAAGAACGAGTTAGTATTTCATTTAACTTTCATTCTACATACTACAAAGAACAACAAGGAACAGAGGATGTCTAGTTTACCGGATATTGATATAGATTTTGCAGATAGAGCACAAGCATTAGAATTGTTCAAACATACGCCAGCTAAGTTAAAGCAACGCAAGCATAATACAGGTGTATATTTTCACAGGGTACCAAGCAATCCTTTTACCAACATTTGTACTGTTGAACACACAGAAGCTGACGAACACGAATTTTTTAAATTAGATTTGTTGAACGTTAGCATATACAAAGATATTAGAGATGACGATCATCTCGCAGAATTAATGGAAAGGGAACCAATATGGGAGTTGTTAACCCACGAAGACTTCGTAGAAAAAGTCTTTCATGTGTCAGGACACGACGGTCTGTTGAAACGATTGAAGCCGCAGTCGGTAGAACAATTAGCGGCGACACTAGCGATCATCAGACCAGCCAAACGTCATCTACAAGACAAAGGGTGGCCAACGATAATGAAAGAAGTTTGGGTAAAACCAATAAGAGACAATAAGGCTTACTACTTTAAGAAAGCCCATGCAATTAGTTACGCAATGGTTGTAGTTATACACATGAATTTACTATGTGAACAATTACAGTCTGCGAACTAGTTGGATATTTCTCCGCTTAACTCTTTTTTGTATAATATTGTTTAAGCTAATAGTTGGACCATGTAATACTTGAAAATCTTTAATACTAAAAGTAAGTAGACAAGTTCTATATTTCTCAAAACTTGTTTTAAAAATAATATTGATAGGTATCATTCTATTGGTACCCCACCACCATTCTTCTCCAAGTTCTAAAAATTGTTTTTTGTCTGTACTATCTTTAATACTGTTAAAGTTATACATACTAGCTAAGTTGTTATCCATATTCTGTATGATACCAACATATTCGTTACCACCATACAAGATTAATGTTAAGAATGGAAACTGGTCTAATAGCTCTTGATATTTCTTAGGAATGTTTGTCATCGTAGTACTTAGTCTAATAAATACTAGTAAGGATTTGAACATTATGAGCAGTACGTCAATATACCAATATAACCAAAGAGCAGAGATTTTAGTACCAACTAGAACGGGAACTACTTACTATGGCCCTACACATGCAAGAAATTTAGTAGTCTATAAAGGACTTAACATTGATATAGAATTTTTTGCTAAAGATACTGATAGAAAACCTCAGTCAATACACAACAAAACTTATACAGCTACTCTTATTGATAGATTAGCTAAGACAACACTCTTTACAAAAAATCTGCAACCCATAGATTATGACAAGGGAGAGTTGCTATTAAGATTAGATAATAGTATAACTGACCAATTGGATGCCAAACTCTATGATATGGTAATTACATACAAGGTAGCAAACCAAAATGGTAGCTATGCGGTTAATAGTGATCAGAACAGTAGAATTACTTTTGCAATAGATGTTAAAGAAGGCAATATACCTGGACCTAGACCTAGTGAAACAGACAGTAGTTTTACTCCAAATGGTGATGATCGTTTTAGTGGTAGATTTGAAGGCCCTGTGCTTAACAATAGTAAAAGTGGATTAAACACTATACAAGTACATTATACAAACTATACAGGTGTATACAAAATGCAAGGTACACTGAGTTTACAACCCAGTGACGCTGACTTTTTTGATATCTCAGGGCAAAGCTATACAATTAGTGCTAGTACCGCAGTTGATTATCATACATTTATTGGTATGTACACTTATGTTAGATTTGTACATACACCTGATCCAGCTAATACAGGAACACTTGACAAAGTCGTTTATAGAAGTTAATATTAAAACATGATAGTATTAGACTTTATTCGTCAGCAAATGCCTGGTGGTTGGAAGCAAACTCCTAGCGGTTGGGTTAGTGGTAACTGTCCAATGTGTGCTACTCGCGGGCATAGCCCAGATAAACGCAAACGTGGAGGCATAATGTTCCACGATGACCAATTTCAATACAACTGTTTTAACTGTGGATTTAAAACTGGTTGGAGAGATGGTAGACGTATAGCTGGAAAGCTAGCAGATTTACTTAAAGTATTTGGTACAGATGAAAGTGACATACAACGCATTAACTTTGAACTTTTGCGAGAGCAAGAAGCAGGTAATATTGCTGGACAGTATATAGAAAAACAAGTAGAAGAAAAAATAAAAATAGATTGGCCCGCGGTTGAACTTCCTCCAAACAGTTATCGTATTGGTGAATATCCTATAGATCAGTTGGACAAGAAACAATTAGAAAAACTAGCACTAGCATGTACATATGTTATGAAAAGAGGACTAGACTTTTGTGAGGACTGGCATTGGTCACCACACATGCATTTTGCAAATAGAGTTATACTTCCATTTTATTATAAAGACTGGGGTAGACAAGGCCCAACAAGAAAAATTGTTGGTTACACAGCAAGATGGTGTCCTGAGAATAGACCTGAAGCAATGCCCAAGTACTACAATAATATGCCTAAGAATTTTGTATACAACTTAGTTGCACAGGAAACACATGATACAGTTGTTGTAACAGAAGGACAGTTGGATGCATTACAAATGGGAGGAGTTGCACTAGCTGGAAACACTCCAAACAGTACACAATGTAAAATTATTGAAGATTTGGATAAACAAATAGTGTTATTGCCAGACTTTGATAACAGTGGCATGGATACTGTAAATGTAGCAGTAAAACGAGGCTGGGCAGTAAGTTTTCCTCCTTGGGAAAAAGATATTAAAGATGCCAGTGATGCAGTAATAAGATATGGAAGATTATTTACGGTTAAGAGTGTGCTAGAAAGCACAGAAACAAATGCAACAAAAATTAAAATACTTGCGAAAACAAGATGCAGGTAGTATAATAAAGGAATATTATGAGCGAAGATTATACACCAGACTTACAGAAACTGTACTTAGAATTCTTGTTGGCAGACAAGGATCTATTTGTACGTTGTAATGCTATCTTAGAAAGCAGTTACTTTGATAGGCAGTTTAGAGATACTGTGGACTTTGTAAAAAAACATGCAGATGAATATAACGATGTTCCCATGTTAGAACAGGTCAAAGGTGTTGCTGGTGTTGAAATATCTGATGTGCGTGATAAGCTGACAGTAGAACATAAAAATTGGTTTATGGATAACTTTGAACAATTCTGTAGACACAAAGCACTAGAAGCGGCAATACTTGAAAGTGCAGATAAACTTGAGAACAAAGAGTATGGAACAGTAGAAGGTATTATTAAAGCGGCAACAGAGATCGGACTTGCTAAAAACTTTGGTACAAACTATTGGGATGATCCTGCAGGACGTATTCAAGCAATTAAAGATAATAGAGGACAGAACAGTAGTGGGTGGGATACATTTGATAGAGTACTGTATGGTGGCTTTAATCCAGGCGAACTAAACATCTTTGCAGGTGGTAGTGGCAGTGGTAAGAGTTTGTTTATGCAGAACTTGGCACTGAACTGGGCATTGCAAGGCAAGAACGTAGTGTACATTAGTTTGGAACTTAGTGAAGAATTATGTGCTATGAGACTGGATGCTATGCTCACAGGTATGAGTACTAAAGATGTAATGAAGAATAGCAGTGATGTGGAATTGCGTGTTAAGATGGCTAGTAAGAAAGCAGGCAAATTGCAAGTAATACAAATGAAGAATGGTACTACTGTTAATGACATCAAAGCATATATGAGAGAATATCAGATACAACACAACTTGCATGTTGATGCACTACTGGTCGACTATTTGGATCTTATGATGCCAGTTACAGTAAAAGTTAATCCAAGCGATCAATTTATTAAAGACAAGTTTGTTAGTGAAGAACTTAGAAACTTAGCAACTGAATTAGGAATACTATTTGTTACAGCTTCGCAGTTGAATCGTAGTGCAGTTGATGAAATTGAATTTGACCACAGCCACATTGCAGGTGGTATTAGTAAGATCAATACAGCAGATAATTTAATTGGTATCTTTAGCAGTAGAGCTATGCGAGAGCGTGGTAGAGTACAAATACAATTTATGAAAACTAGAAGTAGTAGTGGTGTTGGTAGTAAACTAGACTTAGCATTTAACATGGACAGTTTGAAGATCGAAGATTTAGACGAAAGTGAACAAGATGATACTAGTACAACTAGCATATATCAAAAACTAAAAACAAAGAGTAGTGTTGCACCAGCAGGCGAAAGCGTAACTGAGAATAATATGGATGCAAATCCACAAATAGATGCAACAGATAGACTTAAAAGTTTGTTGAGAAAGAGCGAGTAGTGATTAGATTAATTAGTATAAATGAGCTGGATATACTTGACAGTGATCCAGTACGTCTACATATTCCTAAGATAGGTCCAGGCAAACAGGTATATGTTCTAGATGATTTATCAGCAGTAATTTGTGTATGTTATTGCACACATGTACCAACAACAGAACAAGAATTAGAAAAATACCAAAACGAAACAGGCTCCGTCGCAGTAGCATATACTGTATGGAGTAGTAAAAAAGGCGCAGGGAGAGCCATTGTAAATAAATTAGCTGACTTAATGAAAGGTAAACAAGGTGTATATAGACTTGTAACCTTAAGCCCATTAACAGAAATGGCAAGCAAGTTTCATATTAGAAACGGAGCCACAAGAATAAGTCGATCAGATACATGCCAAAACTTTGAATATATAATAGATGACAATGAAATATTTGGTGTACCTGTATGAAGAAATGTGCTGAAGTAAAGGTGCCGTGTACCTTATCTTTTATTATTTCTGATGTTGAACAACAAACACTGTGTATAAAATTTGAGTCATTATTATGAGCCTATATATTGCCTGTAATTTGTGTTTGCTTGCCATTGATGATTTTGCTCTTATTGTTAACGGATCCTATGTTCATTATCATTACCCTGCTATTGCCATAAGTGCTGATCACCAATACTCCAGCAATGATATTTACTAAATACTATTGATATGAAGCGTAAAACAAGATCAATTTTGGAAGAAATTAATGCAATGTCTCCTAAACGAGATACTAAGCATATTGTTGAGTCCAATGGACAACAAGTTATTCAAACTGCTATAAATTTAATTAGTCTAATCAACGAAAGTTTCGATGTAGAAACAGCGGCTGATTTAAACAAACGTTTGATTAATGCTATCAGAACAAAAGATCCTAAAAAATTCGCTCGAGGTATTGGAAAAGTAGAATGAGAATAGCAGATATACTAGGCGGAAACAAGAAACGTAAAAAACGTGGAAGTCGTTTAACTAGATCCAAAGGTTCTAGCTTAATTAAAAAACTTAAAGAAGGTGGTAATATCTTCCCAAATAGTATAAGCTTCGATCACAAAATGATTCCTGGCATTATGAAAAGTATTAATAATGTGTTGACAAAAACAGGTAGTACTGCTATACCTATTGGATCGGGTGCAACACCCACACCAGGTAAAGTAAGTGGAGACTTAGATATGATAGTTGATCTGGATCAACTAAAGCAACACTTTAATATGGAAGATCAAAAAGATCCAGTTATTAGAAAAAAGCTAAGACAAGTATTTGACCTAGCAGGATTTAATACAGGACAAAGTGGTACTAGTGTGCATGTAGAAGTACCAATGGGCGATCATACACATCAGGTTGATATTATGATAGTGCCTAATGCACAAAATGCGGCACAGTTTCATACACATACTATTCCACAAGGTAGCAAATTCAAAGGTGTAAACAAAATGATTACACTCGCTAAATTAGCTAAAAATCAAAACATGTTATGGTCACCTTACCAAGGACTGTTTAATAGAGATGCGAATGGTAAAAAAGCTGATCTTGTAACAGACAATATTGATCAAATAGCAAAAACATTATTAGGCCCTAATGCCTCAGGAAAAGATATAGGCAGTGTCGAAGCTATAATGGCGGCATTGGGTAAAGAAAAAGGTGATGCATTGCTAGCAGATTTGCGTAGTGATCCAAATTGGAAAGAGCTTGACTAATGAGAGCCAATCAATTCCTTACAGAAGCTACTACCAGTAAAGGCAGAGAGTACAATCATTTAGAAGACCTTGTTACCTTTGAAGGTAGTAGAGGTGCATTGAAAGCCGCTGAAATACTCACAAGATTAGGACAAGATTCCAAAGACGTTAGTATCAAATGGGACGGTAATCCAACTATATTTTGGGGACGTGAGCCCGACGGCACTTTTGTAATGACTGGTAAAAATGGTTGGGGCAAAAACAAAACAACCAGTAGCGGAGAGCTACAAGACTTTATTATGAACACAGGCAAAGGCGAAGACTGGCGTAAAGATTTTGCTGGAGAAATGTCAGGTGTGTTTGAGATACTAGAAGCTAATACACCAGCTGATATGAAAGGCTATGTATACGGTGATCTACTGTATACTCCACGCAAGCCCGTAACAAGCTCACAATCGGGCTTACAGTTTACACCTAACAAAGTTACATACACTGTTGACCCTGCAAGTGCGTTAGGCAAGCGTATAGCGGGCAGTACACTAGGTGTAGTAGTACACACATACCATGATGCATTTGGAGATAAGACAGGTACTCCGATCAAAGACACTAAGAGTATCAATAGTAATGCGGTAGTTGTACTAGGACAAACATATGTAACACATCAACCCAAAGTTGATACAAGTGCAGTTCAGGATATAGTTAGTACGGCAAATGCGAACGCACAAATAATAGACAATTGGTTAAAGCCGGAACAGGGACTGAGTAGAAAAGATGCAATACTCTATAACTATGTTAACCAAATGACCAAACAAGGTAAGTTAGACCAACTCAGGACAGGATTTTATGATTGGCTAAAAACCAGCAAGGTCAGCCAAGGACAGCAAGCAAAACTTATGGCAGGTGACGACAAAGGTCTGAATGCTATATTGGATCTTGTTGTTAAAACACAAAATATTAAAAACAATTTAATAGACCAACTAGATAACTCAGGCGCTGATGTTACTGCTAGTACAGGCGGCGAACGTGGCGGAGAAGGCTATGTTGCTACTAGGGATAAAATTAAACTAGTTCCTAGACATAGATGGACACCCAATTAAACTAATACACAAAAAAGAACATAGAGAAGTTTATGATGATGGTAAGTACATTGTTAAAAAAACTAAACCTGATGCATTCAACTTTGAGACTTACAAACGTTTTCAGCTAGATAATCCATGGTGCGTAAAAGTACACAGTTTCGAAGATGGTATTATCGTAATGGATAAAGTAGAAGGCATAACTTGGCAACAATATAGAACACAAGTAACAAAAGATCAGTTGTGGAATATATGTGTGGTACACAGAAATACAGTAGTAAAAAGTTTCTTTGATTTTATAGGCAAAACATATGTAGATGCAAATCAGCCTGTATTCTATCATAGAGATGCTACATACGGAAATTTAATTATGCAAGGAGATAATCCTATGTTTATAGATCCAGATGGTACAGTAACAATGCCTTGGGATATGTTCTTACAAAGATGTGGAGAACAAACACAACAATGGTTCAATGAATATTTGTATTGGGCTCATAGGAACGATAAATAATATTATGGAAAACAAGTACACATTACAACAATGGTCGGCAATAGAAGGCGGACACGAAATGCCACAAGAACCGAAGTCACAATATAGTTTTATAAGTGATCTAAACGAAAGTAAAATGTTTAGAACTAAACAAAGAGTTGAAGGCACCAATGCTAGAGATATGGCAGACTTTGCATTTATGAATATGCTAGCATTATATATTATGAGTAATGAATATGATATGGCACCTGCCGCGGCGGCATATGCTACAAGAACGATGCAAACTGGAAACTTTAACAACTATAGACAAAGTGGTAATGATTTACATGTTGCACTTTCAAGTATAAAAAATAACATGCCTAATGCAGGTGATAAAAATGAAATGCAACTAGGTAGAATTAATTTGAATGATGTAAAAATTAAAGCATATTTGAATACTATAAAAGCTGGCAAACCAGTTATTGGCGCCGGCGCATTTTTTATGAGATTAGAACGTGATTTAGATATTAAAAGTAGCAACTACAGAAGCATTAGAAGATTAGTCCAAGATTGGCCTAGACTAAACAAAATGCAAAAACAACTAGTAATAACAAGAATGAGTCAGTTTTATCGAACCAAGGCATTGCGTAGCGAGTTATACAGTTATATCAGAGACTTAGGTAGATCACAAGGACTTATGGTCAAAGGTGCACACAATGCAGAACGTCCTAGAATGCGTGGATCAGATACATTAGCTAAAATTGCTACAGGAGCGGCGGCTATTGCTGGCGGATTCTATCTTGGTAAGCAAATTGCTAAAGGCGGTTCGTTTGGAGATACATCTAAATTAGATAGAGGTAGCTGGCGTCTTAAAGACAAATACTAGATGCTTTATTATACAGCTTATACACTAGTAGATATTACTAACACCAATGAAAGTAAAATTACTAAAAACAAAGGTGCATTTCTACAACAACAAAATTTAAATACACTTATCCAAACAATAGGTATTCGCAGTCAGCCGTTGGATATTCAAGTAACGGTTGAAATGGCACAAGATATAGTAAATTATGAGTTCGGAAAGCGTTATCAAGGACTACATACAGTATGGAAATTTGACTTTAGTATAGAGCATAGTGATGTTTTTGCTTATAATAACAATAAGATGCATCATTTGTTTAAAGATGCAGATGGAGTAGCAATATACACTGGATTAGAAGAAACTAACGACACATCTACAGGATTTTTTGAAACATCGGACCCTAATTTAATTAACTTATATTTTAAAAGCTATGCTGGACAGTACTAAATATATGTACAAGCAATAACTTAGGCACAATTAGGCATATACGGAGTTAGTCACTAGCCTCCGATATCAAAAGGCAAAAAATACTAAACTGAACGTCTTAACGATAAGATGAAAGAAAATGTAAAATTTATGTCAAATGGAACTACTACGCTAGAGCGTACAAATTTAGAAGCCCACGTTGATCTTTGTGCAGAAAGGTACAAGGGATTGGAAACACGTTTGGAAAATGTAGAGAAGGCAGTTAAAGACCTTCACACTGAAATGCGTTCAATGCACGATGAAAATGTTAAGAATCATCAATCAACAAATAAAATAATGTTGGGTGCCGCGGCTACTGTCGTAGCAGGTATCCTTTCAACAATCATTGTATTGTTGATGAATTAATTTCCGTATAAATACTATTATGAATTTAAATGAATTAGATAGCACTAATGTGGTTGAAGCTGTATTGGTATGGGCGAGAAAAGGAAACAAACTTACTCGTAAATATCGATGTGTAGTTGGTCAACGAGCTGGTAGACTAGTAAGCAAGCCGGGGCAATGCGGCATGCCAATTGATATTAAAAAACGTATGGTATTAAAAAAGACCAAAGCTCGTATGGGCAAGCGTATAGCTCGTAAAGCAAATAGAACTAAAAAGTTTAATCCTGTTAGTAGAGCATTAAAACGTCTAAACAAACCGAGGAAGAGAAAATGAGATTATATGAATTCGATGACTCACAAGTAGATGAAGGATATGGAGTTAGACCCGGCGGTAACGTTGCCGCTACTAGACAAACCACTTCTGATATGCAAAATGCTACTAAACGTACAAATAACAAAACTTTGGATCAAGGTAGAGAAGCTAATATAAGAGTAAAATCACAAACTAGACGTGCTAATAGACTTGGAACAAAAATAGCAACCGGACTTCCACAAAGAATACTCAATCCACAACAAGCACAAGCACCGGAGCAACAGTCATGAGAGCAATGATAACTAAAGGTGGACTTTATACTTGGATCAATGTGAGAGAGAACAAGTTTATTGAAGAAAAGTTCGACGGAGTTGAATTGTTAGAACAAACGAATCTTAGTGAGAGAGAACAATATATTGCACAAACATTAGTAGGCAGAGGCGTCTTAGACAAAACAATTAATGGTAAAGACGTGGCGTATAAACTTAATATCAATAACTTTGTGAGGTAATTATGAAACCAAGACTATACGATATTATCAATACTTTTGATAAAACTTCCAAACAACTAAATGAACGTGCTAACACAGATGTAGATTTACGAGTAGCAATGACACAACAGACACAGGAAAACAGTGTGAGTGTACAACAGTTTCGCATTGATGTAGTTCAAAAGAAATTTGCTGACAAAAGAAAAAATTTTTACAATATATATGAACACAATGAATTATTACACAAAGATATTGCACTATTTGAAAGTGCAATGGGTATCGTTAAGAATCTATTAGGTAATAAGTCTCAAAAAGCAAACGATATCGAAAAAGCAGACATGCAATATAACAATGCGTTATATGAAGTGTACATGTTTAAAAGCAAAGCTAAGGTTAAAATTAACGAGGACGTTATGTTAGCTAAGATGAGCAATGCCAAACGTAAGATGGCAGAAGCAAAGTCTAAAATAATGCAAAAGCTATAAATACATTAAAGGAACGGGAATATACAATGTATCTAAATGATTTAAACTCAGCACAACATAGTGTTAAGAAGTTAAACAAAATCTTAGCCGACACGTTTGACCATGAGGTTGACCTATCGTCTATGAATTTTGAATCTCTTAACAGAATGTTGTCAACAACAAATGCTAAAATACAATCAATTAAAGAGAGCGATCTCAAGTACTGGGAAAATCCACAGTACAACAAACTAGGGTTGATTCAACATCAACTTAAAACATATATTACAGAACTTGCACCAGCTAGATCTGACGGCAAGCATATGAAAACCAAAGAAAGCACAGTAATGGAAGCTGATTTGGATCAAGCAGAAGTATTACTAGCCGCACAAGAACTAGTTGACGAAATGCAAAAAATGGTAGAAGATGTAGCAGAAATGCAAGTACAAAAACTTATGCCAATCGTAGATGCAATGAAACAGCAGGTTGGATTTGAAGTAGCTGAAGCATATAATGCCGCCGCAGATGGCGCATTGGGTGCATTGCTAGACCAAATGAAAAGTGCAAAAGATGCATTGGAAAATGCAACATTAACAGCTAGAGGTGAACAACCAGCGGCGCCTGCTCCAACTGAAATGGGTATGAGCGACACTGATATGGATCCAGAAGCTCCAATGGACGACATGAGTGCAGACGAATTTGGTGGCGATCAAGCCGCGGCTGGGGAAGAAAATCCAGTAGGCAGAGAACTAAAAGGCGAAAGTGCTATTGCTAATATGGAGAAGGGTGCGTTAGCTGAAAAAAAGTTCCTAGAGAGTAAAGACAAGCTCTTTAAAATGGTTGAAAGCGGAACTATGTCTCAAGAGCACTTTATTAATATTATTAGCGAACTAGACTTGCAAGAAAAAGATCCATATGGACAAAAACAAATGGATACCAGAACACTTAATACTGGTAAAATGATGAAACCCCAAATTAATACTGTCGATACTGACCAAGGCCCCCAAGGCAGTGCAAGTTCAAGACAATTTGGACCTATTAATAATTTAGACAACAAAAGAGGATTTACTCCAGGTCAACAAGTACCACCAGCTAACTTGCAAAACAAAAGAGGTTTTACACCTAAAAAAGGAACACCTGATGCTAGATTGCAAAACAAAAGAGGTTTTACACCTGGTGTACAAACACCACCAACTGGTGGCTCAAGACCAGTAAAACCAAATACTGGTGGACTTAGAACTGCGGATCTAAGAAAAGGTGATCAAGGCTTTGATGCTATGCAATCGTTTGTTAATCGTATGCAAGATGGAGGATCAAATACTGATGCAGGATCAGGAGTAAAGAGATTTGGTGGTATGGCAAGGCTTAAAAAATAATGTTAATTAACGAAGTTATATGCGAAGATCAGAGCGATATTTTAAATGACCTAGAGGAAATGATCACTAGGGCAAAAGCTAATGGTAAATTTAAAATACCAACAAACATGGTTTTAGCAAAACTTCGTGCCATTGGACACAGTATAGATATTACTAGTCTAATGGATTTATTAGCAACTATTACTAGTGTTGGCTCAGCTAACAAGAAAGACATCACACTGGATACAGCGTTACCCCGTTCCGACGCTGATCCAGAAGATGACACTGTATCAAAAATGGCAAAAAAACAAATTAGTAAGGATATGAATAAATGAGCTATACTATTAATAAAACACAAGCAAGAACTATAGCAAGAGCTGACCTTACTATCTTTAATGAGACACAAGCTATTATGAAACAAGTAATCACAGATGCAGGAAATGGTTTATATGAAACAACTATTAGTGATGGAACTACAATGACCGAAAGCACACCAACTATTGTAGTAACAGGTAGTGTTGCTAATCCAACTATTACTGCAACACCAACTGTAATACTTGGTGGACAAACAGTTACACTAGGAACAACTGGACTTAGTTTAAATGCAGTTATAGCTGACATCAATGATGCGGCTGTACCAGGATTGGTAGCAAGTAAAAATGCCAGCGACAATCTTGTGTTAACATATACTGCACCAGCGGCAACTACATGGACATTTGTTGTAGGAGCAGGCACTGCTAATACAGACTTAGGTTTAACAGCCGCAACTAGTACAGCAACTAACCCTTTGAGTGTTGCTTACTTTACTACATGGGATGGTAGTACACAAGATAGAGCAAAAACAGATCAAATGAATCAAGTTGAACTATACTTTAAAAACTTAGGTTATACCATCGAACGTTTAAAAAATGTTACCACAGGTAAAACAATTAAATGGCAGATAACATATTAAATTTGTAATGTTATGGAGCTCACTTAGTGGGAACCAGCAAGCTACGATTGTTTGTATTATACTTTCTATAATTTTAGCTTATTTTGATCCAAGATGGCAAAGTTGGCATTGACAACTAATTAGACTGGTGCTATATTAACACTATGTTAAAAATTACTACACCCTACAAGTATGAAGAATTTAAACGAAAAAGTGTAGGCGGTAAACGCCTCTACGAAAATCCTTATGGCGAGCCTGTGCCTAGTGTAACAACTATACTCAGCAAGACTAAAGACATGACACATCTTAATGCTTGGAAAAAGCGTGTAGGTGAAAAGAAAGCACAGGAAATTGTAACTGAAGCCGCAAACGTAGGCACAATTATGCACAACATGTTAGAATCATGGAGCCTTAATAAGGAATACACAGGTACTAATATGTTACAAGCTAAGATGATGGCAGAAACTGTTATTAAGAATGTAGAACCCGATATCCAAGAAGTTTGGGGCAGTGAAGTAAACTTGTGCTATCCAGGATTATATGCAGGTACTACAGACCTAGTGGGCATATACAAAGGCAATCATTGTATTATGGATTTTAAACAAACTAACAAACCTAAAAAGCGTGAATGGATCGACGATTACTTTATGCAAGCCGCGGCATATGGCATGGCACACAATGAAGTATTTGGAACAGATATTAAACATGCGGCAATTTTTATGTGTAGTAGAGATTGCAATTGGCAACTATGGGAAGTAGGGCCAGATGAATTTGAACATTGGACAGAAAAATGGGCTCGGAGAGTCGAAGAGTTCTACAACTTGTCATAAATACTGTATCAGGAGCGAAAGATGGCAACAACAAGAATAAGCAAGATAAGGGTCAGACAAGGTAATTTTACTGACTTGCCTGTGCTAGACCCAGGCGAATTAGGATATGCAAAAGACAGTAGACGTCTTTTTATTGGTAATGATGTAGTAAATGTTGGTACTGGAAATGGTGTACTAACTGATTTTACGTTGCCTCTTTCACTAAGTAAACCAAATATAACAACAGTATCAGTTGCAGGTAGTCCTGTTAACGCTAGTACATTTACGATTGCAGGTACAACAATAACTTTTGCAAGTGCTCCTACTGGTGCAATTACTGTTGGATTTAATAGCGAAGTAGATATTGTTAGTGATGTTACAATTCCAAGTGAAATTAGTTTACCTGCTAATGGAACTAATGCTGATACTGGCTTTGTTGTAGATACTAGCTTGTATAACATTGCAATTATAAATTATTCATTGGAAAGTACAGCCGGTGTAAGAGCTGGTAGGCTTAGAATATTATGGGACGGTAGTGCTAGTGCTAGTGCAATAGATGACAACATGACCCAAACAGCCGCAGTAGGTATAACATTCAATTTGAACACTGCAACAGCAGGTCAAATGAAGTTGCAGTATACTGATGCGGATAACCTTATAACAAAATTTAAATATACATATCAACTTTGGAACAGCAACTAAAGAATCAAGCCTGGTATGAGTCTCCACGTATAAGACTTAGTTTGTGGAGACAATTCCGTAAGGGGCTTGATACAAACCATACAGAACAAGTGTGCAAGACAGTAGTAGAATGGTGGAAGACCGCTCCTATATCTAGTATGACAATCGATCCAGTAGAAAGTAATACATGGCCCACTCCATGGGAGATGTTACACAGTGGAAACTTTTGTGAAGATAGTATGGCATTAGGAATGAGTTACACAATACATTATGCAAATGAAACTATACCCAACGAGTTAATGTATATTACAGATAGAAATAATAGCACACAACAATTATGTGCATGGATTGACAATAAGTATCTGCTTAATTACGAGCACGGATCGATAAGTACACTACCAACCGAAAACATATCTATTAGCTTCCGCAAAAAAATTGCGGACGTAATCAAATGCTGATACATAACTTGGTTCAAGTGGTTAATAAGTACAGAGATACACAGATGAGAAGGAAAAACAATAATGAGTGAAATTCAAGTAGTCAAACGAAATGGTAATAAAGACACATTAGATTTAGAAAAGTTGCATAAAGTAGTATTTTCAGCGTGTGAAAATCTTAACGGTGTTAGTGCAAGTGAAGTAGAAATTAAAAGCAGTTTACAATTTTATAGTGGTATTACCAGTAGTGAGATTCAAGAAACACTCATTAAAAGTGCGGCAGATTTAATTAGTGAAGAACAACCAAACTATCAGTGGGTAGCTGGACGACTAATTGTGTATCACCTTCGCAAAATGGTTTACGGACAATACGATCCGTGGCATATACTTGAACTAATTAAGACCAATGTAGACGAAGGATTCTACGATTCAAGTCTATTAGAAAACTACACAGACGAAGAATGGGATGAATTAAATTCGCATCTTAAACACGACAGAGATGAAACTATGACATATGCCGCTATGGAACAATGGCGTGGCAAGTATCTTGTACAAAATCGTGTTACAAATATAATCAAAGAAACTCCACAAATGGCGTACATGCTAATCTCAGCAACATTGTTTGCTGAATACCCGAGAGAAACAAGATTGCAATGGGTAAAGGATTATTATGACGCAGTTTCATTATTTTATATTAGCCTTCCTACTCCTGTCATGGCTGGCGTTAGAACTCCACAACGCCAATTTTCGTCATGCGTCCTTATTGAGACTGACGATAGCCTTGATAGCATCAATGCTACTACTAGTAGCATCGTTAAGTATGTTTCAGCAAAAGCAGGAATTGGAATCGGCGCCGGCAATATACGGGCTCTCGGAAGTCCCATTCGTAAGGGTGACGCCTATCACACAGGAGTCGTACCATTCTACAAAATGTTTCAAAGTGCAACAAGGAGTTGTAGTCAAGGCGGAGTGCGAAACGGAGCGGCAACACTATACTATCCAATCTGGCACTATGAAGTAGAAGACCTACTCGTACTTAAGAATAACAAAGGTACAGACGATAACCGTGTGCGTCATATGGACTATGGTGTACAGTTTAACAAATTGTTTTATGAAAGATTAATTAGCAACGGAGAAATTACATTATTCTCACCTAGCGATGTTCCTGGTTTGTACGAAGCATTTTTTGCAGACCAAGACAAGTTTAAAGAACTATACGAACGTGCAGAACGCAATACAAGACTACGCAAGAAAACAATCGGTGCAACAGAATTGTTTAGTATGTTTATGGAAGAGCGTAAAAACACAGGTAGAATTTATCTACAAAATGTAGATAATGCAAATAGTCACAGTAGCTTTATAGAAGAAGTTGCACCAATTAGACAAAGCAACCTATGTGCAGAGATTGATTTGCCAACTAAACCTCTTAACGACTTCAATGACGAAGAAGGTGAAATTGCATTGTGTACATTGAGTGCTATCAATTGGGGTAAAATTAAAACACCTGAAGAATTTGCAAAGCCTTGTGAACTAGCTGTTAGAGGACTTGATGCACTATTAACATATCAAGACTATCCTGTAAAGGCGGCACAAAATGCAACAGAAGGCAGACGTCCGTTGGGTGTTGGTATTATTAACTTGGCATTTTGGATGGCGAAAAACAATATGTCATATACACAACCAAACTTGGAAATGATTGACGAATTTGCAGAAGCATGGAGTTACTATCTAATCAAAGCAAGTGCAGACCTAGCTGAAGAGCAAGGTGCATGTTTGTGGAGTGATCAAACCAAATATCATAATGGACTTACACCTAACCAAACATACAAACAAGATGTAGACGAACTAGTCGCACACAAAGAACGTATGCCTTGGAGAGAACTAAGAGATCAACTAAAGCGTACAGGAATTAGAAATTCAACACTAATGGCACTAATGCCAGCTGAAACATCAGCACAAATAAGCAATGCTACAAACGGCATTGAACCACCTCGCAGTCTTGTAAGTGTCAAGCAAAGTAAACATGGTGTCCTAAAACAAGTGGTGCCAAGTATACACAAGCTAAAGAACAAGTATGAATTACTATGGGATCAACGAAGCCCAGAAGGATACTTACAAATTATGGCAGTATTACAAAAGTATATTGACCAGGGCATTAGTGTTAATACTAGTTACAATCCAGTATTTTATGAAGATGAAAAGATTAGCATGAGTGAAATGCTAAGACATTTAATGATCTTCTACAAATACGGTGGTAAACAGTTGTATTATTTCAACACCTATGATGGACAAGGTGAATTAGATATTGACAAATTAAATGAATCAAGTAATATAACTGTAGACGAAGATGAATTTGAAGAAGAAGACTGCGAAAGCTGTGTAATATAAGAAAGAGAAGCAATGAGTGTATTAAATGCAAATCAACGGAACAAGCACCTCGAAAGTTTAATGTTCCTAGATCCGAACGGAGGCGTTGATATTCAACGCTATGATACTTTGAAGTATCGTCAGTTTGACAAACTAACTGACAAACAGTTGGGTTTCTTTTGGAGACCCGAAGAAGTAGATGTGTTGCGTGATGCAAAAGACTTTAAAGAGTTGACAGACCACGAACAACATATTTTTACAAGTAACTTAAAACGCCAGATCTTATTGGACAGTGTTCAAGGTCGAGCTCCTGCAGACAGTTTCAATCCACTGGTAAGTTTACCCGAACTTGAAAATTGGGTAACAACATGGACATTTAACGAAACTATTCACAGTCGTAGTTACACACATATTATTCGTAATGTGTATTCAAATCCTAGTATTATCTTTGATGGTATGATGGATATTAGTGAGATTATGGATTGTGCAGGCGATATTAGCAAGCACTATGATGATCTTATTGAAATGGGCATGTGGTACAACCTACTAGGTGAAGGTACACATACAGTTAACGGTAAGAAAATTAAAGTTGATCTGTACGATCTTAAAAAGCTAATTTGGAAAGCAATGATGAGTGTAAACATTCTTGAAGGTGTTCGCTTTTATGTATCATTTGCATGTAGCTGGGCATTTGCTGAACTTAAAAAGATGGAAGGCAATGCTAAGATTATTAAACTTATTTGTAGAGATGAGAATGTACATTTGGGTAGTACCCAAACATTACTAAAACTGATGCCCAAAGATGATCCCGACTTTGCTCGTATCCAAGAAGAAACTCGGGACGAAATGGTGCAACTATTTGTAGATGCAGTGGACCAAGAGAAAGCCTGGGCAGACTATTTGTTTAAGGACGGATCAATGATTGGACTAAATGCACAACTATTGGGTGAATATGTTGAATGGACTGCTAATAAACGTATGACGGCAGTTGGACTTGAAAGTCCATACAAAGGTGTAAGTAATCCTTTACCTTGGACACAAAAGTGGATTGCAGGCGCAGAAGTACAAGTAGCACCACAAGAAACTGAGATTAGTAGTTACGTTATTGGCGGCACTAAGCAAGATGTTAACGGTAGCACATTCCAAGGGATGAAATTGTGATTACAGTATATAGTAAGCCATTGTGTCATTATTGCACAATGGCTAAACAATACCTTGAAACAAACGGATTCGAATACGAAGAAATACGAGTGGATACCAATCTTGAAGCTAGAGAGTTTTTGATAAGTGAAGGGCATAGAACTATGCCTCAAATTTATAATAATGGAAAACTACTGGTAGCAGGAGGTGGGCAAGCACTTGTTCGTATGGATCCAAAAATGGTAAGAGAACTCATAGGAGAAATTGATGTTGGTGACATCCAGTTATAAAAAGAATGATATTGTAGGCATAAAATTAAGTACAGGTGAGGAAGTAGTAGCAAGATTTGACAACTTTGACTCAGTATATGGTGATAAAATTTTACACATCATAAAACCAACAGTACTAACACTAAACCCACAAAACGGTCAAGCAATGCTTATTCCATGGCTAATGAGTATGGATGTAAAAAGTAGTGACCCAGTTACAGTTAGTCAAGATCAAATCGTTGCTATGTATAAGCCATCTAAGGGCATTAGTGATGTGTATATGAAAGGTTCTACTGGTATTGCACTGCCAGATAGGTCAGATACAGAAAAGCTCACAGGACTTTTATAAATACTTGCATGGCAAGATATGTTCATAGACAAGGTGATAGTAGAATTTGCGGTGCAACAACTGTCGCCCAACAAAATACAGTAAGAGCAAACAACAGATGGGTCAGTATAGACGCTGATCCAAACACCCATGGCGGCGGCCCATTACGAGCAACCGACACTGTTGGTAAAGTTAGAGTTGAAAATCGTCCAGTTATACTCAATGGAGATCCTGCTGGTCCGGATAGTTTATGTCCTATACCGCCACATTGTGGACCAAATGCTAGTAGTGCTAGTCCAAATGTCAGAGCAGGCGGGGGGCAAACAGTACAATGAGTTTTAAAGATTTTAAAGCTGGCTTACAAAGTGCCAATGATTATTTAGATACTAGACATCATCTAAGTGGAACAAAAGCATCAGGAACAGATGCTTTTAGAGGTGTTGTAAGTGCTGAATACAGTTTTACACTTAGAGAATTATTATGTGGATTATTATCTGGTAACGGAGTTAAGTTACCTAATGTACAACTGTGTTTACATACTAATATTGCCGCATTACTTAATCTACCAAACATACAAGGTGATCTCAGAGATGCACTAAACGAATTACAAGATGGGGTAGAATCATTTATGGATCATACCAAGTTAGATAATGTACTTGGTAGATTAAATGGTGTATTAGGTGAAGCACAAAATGTAGCAAACATGATTAACTTTTGTAAAACACCAGTTGATCCTATTGCTATTCCCAACATGTTGGAACGTGCTATGGGCAGTTTCCTTGGTGCTGGTAAAGCAATTACAGATGATATTGGTTCTATTGCAACTAATGATATGTGTGCATGTATTAGTGCAGACGGCAGTTTTAATACTAATGTATTCAATGGCGGAATACTTGGTAGACTTGCAGATAACATAGGTAGAATTACAAGTGGTGATTTACTTGCATCTGAGATAGATATATTTAAAAACGATATTAAAAGTATTAAGAGTACTATTAGTAATTTAATTAGTTTTGAAAATGATATAGGCGGTAGCTTCTCCAGAGGTGGCAGTCAATTTGCAACACCTGATGCTAATTGTAATAGTGAAGTTGGAGTACTACATAATAGTGGTAGCGGTGGTATTGCTGGTAATGCTAGGCTTGTAAGTCAACTCAAAAGTTTATATGATAGATTAGGTGGATATCCAGTACAGTATTCAAAAGGACATAGTACTACATCTCCGCAATCAGGTCACCAATATGATACGAACAATAACAGAGTATTTGGAGATGAAACAATAGAATTTCCTAATATCTTTAGCGTATTACTTGACCAAGAATTATTAGATATATTATTAAGAAATGATGATCCACAGCCCAATGTAGATTCTCAAACTCCTGTATACGATTACTGCGGAAATGTAATTGGATTTACACAAAATTTTCAACAACGTGAAACTGAAGCTAGTGAAGGATCAACTCCTACTATTCCTAATAGTCCTGGTCACAACGCAGGCGGTTTTATAACAGATACAACTAATTTTAGTGGAGCTGGGTCTTCGGTTAGTGGTACAACAGTTATACAAAATTTTAACGGCAGTAGTAATACACTCTTTCTTGTAAGCAGTGAAGCGGCACAAAATTCACTAACAACAAACATAAACGACATTGTTATTCGTACTGATATACTTACTGTATTCACAAGGAGAGATCCAAGTTTAAGCGATACAGGTACTTTAGCAGATTATCAACAAGCAACCAGTACACTATTTGATTTCTTAAATAACCTTAATCTTGAATCCGGAAGTGGATTAATTGTTAAAGATGCTGGAGTAAGTAGAGCAAGAAAAGTTGAACAAACTTCTGGACAAATTAAAGTCACTAATGCAGATGGCGTTGGTGGTGACATTAAAATTGAATTAGAAGAAAATACTAGGATACCGGGTACAGCCGCAATTAAAATACCAGTTGGTACAACTTCACAAAGACCTCAAACAGAAGTCGGCGAAATGCGTTACAATTCGGATACCGATCAAATTGAAGCATATTATGGCGACACAGGAACTTGGAAAAATTTACTCAATGGTGCCGCTGGAGCAAGTGGTGCAAATTTAGGATCCGGTAGTAATGTATTTGCAGGTCAAAGTGGACAACAACTAAACTTTAGATCCGTTATAGGTAGTACAGGTATAACAGTTACAGAAGGAACTAACGAAATTACTATTGCAGATAGTATTACAGCAAGTAATGTTGGTACTGGTACTGGAGTGTTCGACGCTAGAACAGGCGATAATTTTGCTTTTAAAAGTATAACAAGTACAGATGGTACTATAACAATAACAAATACTGCAACAACTGTAGATATATCAAATATGGGAGGAGTACCAAGTGATCCTCTTAGTACAACAGATGGTACTGCAACTGTATTACAATTTAACGGTACTACACCAGAACCAGCTAGTAATAAAACTAGGTTCTTTGAAGTAAGAGCATTGGGTGTAGCAACAACAGGTGAAAAACAAGCATTTAAAGTAGAAGGTTTAGTAACTAACGTTGCTGGTAATTTAAGTTTAGTTGGCACTCCTATTAAACTAGATTATCAAAGAGGCGGCACCGCAGACTTGGGTGTAGCTACTTGGGACGCAATGGCAAGTTATAATCCAGGCGATACTGTTGAACACGATCTTAACACTTATACTGCAAATAATGTTATCAGTGGCGGATACCCCAATAATAATTTAAGTCCAGATCAGGACGCTACAAATTGGACTGTAGCATATACTGGTTGGAATGTTAATGCAGAAGTTATTGCAAACCAATTCCGTATAAGAGCTAAAGGCTCAGCAGGTAAAAGTGTTACTTGGAGTGCGGCAATTACCTTTATTGAAGCATAAATACTGTGTCAAGAAGAAAGATAATCTTTTTTGTCTTTTTCGCTTGACAATCGAGTCATCTTGCCATAAACTCTTACTATAGTAAGAATGAATGGAGAGATGTCATGGCACATCGAATACTAACATAGGCAATAGAAAGGCAAAACAATGAGGTCAACAGACACTGGCGATGGTAGAAAGATCTTGGCAAAAGTAGAGGTCCCATTAAGTGTAGAAGATATTGCAACATTTGCAATGCGTTATCTGGATGAAATAGATGATGACAACCCCGCTGATACACTAATAAATGCTAACAAGCGAGAGATATTTAATATGGCAAAAACTGCTATATTTAAATGGGGAACACAAGAACCCAAATTATATGTAGCTGAACACATGAATGGTCATTTTGAACCAATTCATCAACTGGTAAGAAAAAAGTTTCCGGAGTGTGACTAATGACAGCAGAAATATTTAATTTTGATGTAGAGCGAGCTAAACGTAAAAGTGGACTACATGATACTGCACTATTAGAAGATATGGTAGCCGAAGGATATGATCCTTGCGATCCAATTGATATCCAAAACTACTATGAATGGAAAAAGTTTCAAAATGTTATATACACTGATGTAGATACTGGTAGTAATTGGACAGACGAAGCATTAGATAGACTGTTCGCAGATATTAAAAATATAGATACCAGCAAAACATATACAGTAGAATATAGTATAGATGATCTAATAGCGGGCGATGATTTTAATTTAGATTTCACAACAAAACCTCCAAAAAACACTTGACAGTATGACATCTTGGTGTTATAGTGTATGTATAAGTTAAACAAACAAGGAGTTGAAAATGGGTTTAGAACGTGTTGTGATTGAGAAAGTTACTGAAGAACTTCCCAATAGTGATCCAAACTTTGTTTGTGGATGCTTGTTTGCTTCTGTAACAGAAGATGAAGTTAGTGACGTAATTGATGCAATTAATGAAGTAGTTGCAGATCATGTTAAAGTTGAAGTTAACGGACCAATACAGGGCGAATATGCTTTCGATTTAATATAAGAAAAAGGTTGACAGTATGACGTCTTGAACGTATACTGTAAGTAGTTAATAAGGAGATAAAGATGCAAGTAGCAGTAATCCATACAGCGTTCGAAGATACACCACGTACAGTAGCATTTGTTGATGTACCAGAAGAAATCTCAGCGTTCGGTACTACAAATGAATGTTTAGAATATGCATACCGCTGGACAAACAATGTAATGGGTAGTTGGAGCCGTAAAGAAAAAACTTTCGAAGACGGTATGGAAAATGGCGATTATAACGATGCTGTTACTGTAATGGCCCCACTAAACGAAGGCGGAATGGGCCTACGGTCAACTTCAATGGGTGACCAAATGTTGGTAGGAACTACCAAGTACAAAGTTGCAATGTGCGGCTTTGAAGCAATTTAAAAACGGGAGAGTATTTTTGGGAGGAAATTTTTTACCCGGGCAATGATGCCCCGCTCAACAGAAGGAATGATAATATGAGTGAAACAATGCAAACCGTTGTAGAAGCAACAAAAATTTTAGTCAAATGGATGGTAATCATTGCTGTTATATTTGGCATGATAAATGGATTTCAATGGATCTATACACAAAATGGTGTTGGAAAAGTTGAAGCAGAACTATACGGGATATTGACTTTTGGATTACCGTTTGGTATTGTTATGGTAGCTACAATAATATGGTCAGAAGCCAAATATCGTGTATGGAAGTCTAATAAAGGCATAGAATAATATGCAAAAAAAGATAAAAAAAGACGTCTTAATGGCGTCTTTTTTGTTGACAACAAGACATCTTGGTGTTATAGTGTATGTATAAGTTAAACAAACAAGGAGTTGAATATGTGGACCAACAGTAATTTAGAGACAGTTATAAACGCTTTAAATGAAATGATTCCGATGCAAGGATCAGTTCCAAACATCAACAAAAATAGATGTTTAGAAAGATTTAGAACTGCTCAAAATGTTGTATATGATATATTCAATAACGGACTTGGTAACCGAGGCAAACAGTTAAAAGTCCTTAAACTTAAAAAACATGACCTTGCACTTCCAGAATACTACGGAAACAACGGTTACTACGCAGGTAACTGGGACCAGGTAAAAGAAATGGTTGAACCTGCTTTTGAAAAAGTTATACTAGATGCCGCCAAAGAACAGGGCATTAAGTTGAACCTTGTTCCTAGTGCTGAAACTGGTATATTAGAATTAGAGGCTGCATAATGAACGATTTAATCCAAGACATCGAAATACTTGAAGGTGCAATCATTAACTTGACAGAAGGTGCAAGTGATGAAAAGCGAATGGCAGTATATTCGCTAGAGAATATGATTGCCCAAAAGAAGGCAATCGTAGAACAGTTCGAAGCAGAAAATGCTCCAGACTATCAATTCGAACTTGACATTTCGTAACTGAAGTATTATATTATATACAAAGGATGGTATATATTATGGCTACATACGAAGTTGAATCAGTTTTTTATAATAATTACGGAGGTGTAAAAACCAAAAGTTGTGATCTCTTTGGAGACAAAACTAAGGCTGTCAAACACATGAAACAATTAACAAAAAATAAACATGGTTTGAAGCAACGTGGAGATGTCAAAGATGGTTCAGTTGATTTTGTAGACGATACAGGTAAAGTAAAAGAACGAATCATTTTTGGCGAACTGTAACCTAAATAATAATGAGTAAGTGAGGCAAATATGCATAAAGCAATAAAATTAATGGCAGTAAGTTTAAATTTAAGCATACTAATACTTTTTGCTTTTTTCACAATGTCGTTGATGGAAGAAGGTAAAGCAGGTAGTATGGCTCAAGCAGTAACAACAGGTACTGATGTAGAGTTAATAGAAGATCGGACACCACAACTAATAGGTAACGATGAACAAGCAATGTGTATGGCACTGAATATCTATTACGAAAGTCGTAGTGATAATCTAGCAGGACAATATGCAGTTGCAGATGTAGTTTTGAATCGAGTCCATGATGATAGATATCCAAATACTATTTGTGAAGTTATAACACAAGGCCCTGTTAAAGAAAGTTGGAAAACTAAACAAGACCCGGACTTACCTGAAGAAGATCGTGAATACAACCCTATTAGGCACCTATGTCAATTTAGTTGGTACTGTGATGGAAAAAGCGACAATCCTGCTGACGAAACAGGGTGGGCTCAAGCACAATATGTAGCTGGCGCTATAATATACAGTGACAAGTATAGAGGCATTACAGAAGGTGCAACACACTATCATGCAACATATGTTAAGCCACGTTGGGCTAGAGATAGAGGCATGAACCATATAGGTAGAATAGGAGCTCATATTTTTTACCGTTGGGATTAACATAAATATATGCATGTTAATCAGTGAAGTAATTCAGTCTAATATAAATGAGGGTCCAAATGATCCTCAAATTTTTAAAGCAATATTTCTTGCTGGCGGACCAGGTAGTGGAAAAAGCTATGTGGCCCGCACACTTTTGGGTGGATCACAGTATGGTCTAAAAATGATCAACAGTGATGACATTTATGAATATCTAGCCAAAAAAGCAGAACCAGAACTTGACCTAAAAGATCCTGACCAAGTGTACAGTGACAGAGGACAAGAAATTCGTAATCGTGCCAAAGCAGTTACTATGAGTAAAGAAGCAAGTCACTTGGATGGTAGACTTGGTGTTATTATAGATGGCACAGGCAAAGACCCAGCAAAAGTAAAAAAGCAAAGTGATAACTTAAAAAGTTTAGGTTATGACACTATGATGTTGTTTGTAAATACAAATGAAGATGTAGCACAAGAACGCAATAAAAAGAGAGCTAGACAACTACCAAGTGAAGTTGTTAGTAAAATGTGGGCTCAAGTACAATCAAATATTATGAAGTTCCAACAAATATTTGGCGCAGGAAACTTTCATGTAATAGATAATAGCGGTGGATTAGAAGATCCGGAACGCAAAGAAAATTTTGATAACGTAGAAAAAGCAATTAGAGCTTTCGCTAATCAAGCACCTAGTAGTCGTATAGCAAAGGATTGGCTTGCAAATCAGCAACGATCCAGGGCAAATTCCGATAAATAGTATAAACGAATAAAGGAATTTGCATGTATACATACCAATGCAGTACAATAAGAGTGATAGACGGAAATACAGTAGATGCAATCATTGACTTAGGTTTTAATGTGACTATCAGACAAAGAATAAAACTGTATGGTGTTAATGTAAAAGATGTTAGAAGCACAGACGAAGCAGTAAGAACAAGTGCGATTGACAGTAAAAATAAACTAACAGAGTTACTAGGCAACGAATTTGTCTGTGAAACATTGTTAAACAAACGAGGTAAAGCCGGAAGAATCATGGGTAAGCTATCTAAGTCAGCACCCGATGGAAGCAAAACCGATATTAATAAAAAACTCATTGAGTTAGGGTTTGCAGAACAGTTCGGAGAATAAATGTTTTTAGGTGTATTAGTTTTTATAACAGCCTTATCAATTTCAGCAGTAGCAATATATTATAGTATCGCTGGACTTGTGGCGATTTTTGCCGCCGCCGCTATACCTATTATGGTTATGGGTGGTGCATTAGAAATAGGCAAGTTGGTAACCGCAGTATGGTTACACAAGCATTGGAAGCGAGCCGCTTGGTGGTTAAAGTACTATCTAAGTGTGGCGGTGCTAGTATTAATGTTTATTACAAGCATGGGTATATTTGGCTTCCTTAGTAAAGCACATATTGAACAGACCAGTGCTAGTATTGAAAGTGTAGAAAACTTAGGTAGAATTGAAACTGAGATAGCACGACTAGGATCACAAATTGTTCGTGCAGAAGAAAAGATTGTAAAAGCTGAAACAAGTACAGGCAATCGTAATGATGATATAAATGCACAAATAGAAAAAGAACAAGCCCGTATTGACACAGCCTATACTAGAATACAGCCTGCAATAGATGAACAACAAAAAATTATAGCTGATACAAGAAGTGTAGACAGTGATAGAACTAAACCCTACGAAGACCAGCTAACGAACATTAAAGATGAGATAGTCCGATTAGAAACAAGTGCAAAAGAATACGAAGAGAAAATAGCTGGACTCAAAGTGGACAACAGTGCAGTACAACCGCTGTTGGATCAAGTTGCTAATATACAAGCAACTATAGTAAAAGTTGAAGGTCAAATTGCAAGCGGTGAACGTGAACAAGTAAAACAAGCACAAACAACAATAGGAAGTGTAGCTGATGGTAGTGTAGGCCCAAGAACAAGAGCCAGTGCTAATGCATGGATTGAACAACAGAAATTAGTTATAAACGGAATCAATGACCAAATAAGTCAACTTAGAGCAGAAGCAAAATCGACTGTTGACGAGGAAAGAACAAGATTAAGTGGTGTTGTAAAAGACATTAGAAGTAATCAAATACCAGCACTTAAAACCAGAGAAGTGCAAATGTTAGAAAAGATAGACACAGTACGTTCAGCTGAGTCTCCTATTGTAACTACTGCAAGAGATGAAATAAGCCGTATTAGAAAGAGTGCTGATGATAATGTGAAAGCAAGTCAAACACTTATTCAACAGTTAAGAGAGAAAATTAAAGTTGATGGTGGTGCAGATGTTGACACAATTATCGACGAACAAAATGCTAGAATTAAAACTGCTAACACAGAGATTGACACACTAACAGAGGAAAAGTATACTATAGAAGCAGAGTATAGAAAACTAGAAGCTGAAGTAGGTCCTATCAAATATATTGCAGAATTTATATATGAAGAAGCAGATAGAGATATACTAGAACAGGCAGTGCGTTGGGTTATTATTACAATTATATTTGTATTTGATCCACTAGCAGTACTATTGCTTATTGCAAGTCAATACACATTTGAATGGAGACGAAATGATAAGTTATCCAATAAACATGAGGCTGTTATCCAACCTATTGAGGAAGAGGAAAAAGATCCAGACGCCCAAATGGAAGAAGCCCTCCAAGGTGAAAAGTTCGAAGATGTTGATGACCAAGTGCTCGAGGAAGAATACACATCGGATGATGATGGAGTAGAAGAACTATTAGCTAAAGCTGATCCTGAAACATTAGAAGAAGTAGCAAAAGAGCTTGGTATTGAAAAACAGGTTGACATTGAAGACTATAACCCATATACTGATACTAGAGACGATATTGAATTAACAGATGATGAACTTAGTTCTAGAACTAATATGAAATTATATTCACCGGATGGCAGATTAGCGGCTAACCGTAAAATTAAAAAAGTAACAATCAAAAATAAAGAGGACAATAGTACCCAATGAGGGAAAACCCTATTTACACTGTTACTCCGCCAGATATGATACTTCCGGATAACGGACCAATTATAACTGTACTAAGTAGTAATGAAGAGTTTGTTCACGATATAGAAGCTCTGTACGAAAATTTATTTAAAACAGTAACTATTACACTTTGTCATCCAGGAGGCAAAGTTGATGATAAAAATTGTGCCTGGATAATTAGTATGATGAGATTTAGCGATACTGTATACGTTGACTTAGATAATTTAACTGAACTAGGTTTAGTATGTGCTATGTCTCAAAATTTAAATAAGACTATTTTTATAGTAGATAAAACTAGAAAGAGTGTGGCTAAACTTTTAAATACAATGCCAGACTATCATTTGTACAAAAACATAGAGGAGTACGCAGATATTATGTTGGACAGTTTTGAGACAGTTTAAACAACCCAGAAGGGAATCTGACAATCGTCAGGTAAACGCCGCAATTATTTTTCGTGAATTGAGAGTAATTGGAGAGCAAGGACAACTAGGTGTAATGAGCAAAGATGATGCATTACGACTAGCGGAAAAACAAAATACAGACTTGGTACTAATAAATGCATCAGCTAAGCCAGCTATTGCTAAACTTTTAAATGCTAATAAATACTTCTACGAACTAAAACGTAAAGAAAAAGAAGCGGCTAAAAAGCAACGTGAAAGTCAAATCATAGTTAAAGAAATGCAATTTAGATTAGGCATTGATCAACATGATTTTGAGACAAAGTGTAATAACATAAAACGTTTCTTAGAAAAGAATAACAAAGTAAAATGTGTTATTAGATACAAAGGTAGAGAAAATGCCAACAAGCAAGTTGGTTTCGAAATAATGGATCGCATTGTTGAATTTATTGAAACTTGTGATTGGGAAACAAAACCTAGCATTAACGGTAACCGAATGATAGGTGTATTGATGAGGAAAGAATGAGGAAATATCATAAAAGCGACGAGATATCTAAGAGTGGATTATATGTCGAAGTAAGAAATAATGACGTCACTAGAGCATTAAGAAGATTAAAAAAGTTAGTAAATACAGAAGGCGTTATTAAAGATATGCGTAAAAAAGAATTTTATGAGAAGCCTAGTGCTGTTAAACGAAGAGAAAAAGCACAAGCTCGTAAACGTTGGTTAAAAGAACAAGAAAAAAATAAAAATAATTTGTAAAAAAGGTTGACTTCGCAGTTGATCTATACTATATTAAGTACATAGCAAAGATTTAGCGGTCTTTACTAGATAGTGCAAGGAAACGATGCTTACAGAGGCATTAACTTGGCTAGTAGCTGTAGTGGCACTGTATGATTCTGGAGACAGGAAGATGCAGATTTAGGAATTAACTATCCTATGCTAGGCTCCCTGGGTAACACAGAGCTGATCTGAACTTGGGGTTGAGGGTAATCAGTAGCCCCTCCTATCACTTAATAACTTGACAGTAATAGGATTACAGTCAGAGCGAAACAGATAAGAACAAGACGTTAGAAGAAATACAAGTACATAGATAAGAAAGGGTAGCTACTTAATAAGCTCGTTAGGAACCATGGTTAGTTCCTAATTTACTAAATAAACGTGTAGATGCCAATGATGGGTCTACATTTATAATCTTGCTTAATAAAGGAGATAGCAAATGAATAGATTAACAACCCTCGACATTAATAAACTAACGCCTTATGCAGTAGGCTTCGAT